TGCCGCCGTCGAAGGGGTAGAAGCAGTCGCGATCGCTGGGGTAGTGGTAGATGCCAACCTCGCGTGTGCCAGTCGGCGGCTGCGGCTTCACGACGCGCCGCGTCTGCGTTTTCCGGCCGTCGAGAATGGCGCGCACCATGGCGCCGGAGAAGAGGATGGGGCGTTCTTTCATGCCGCCTCCCTCTCATCCAGTTCAATCCGTATCTGCGTCGTCCGGATCAGGTCGTTTGCGTACTGCAGCGTCATTTCCAGCGACTCGGCGCGCAGTACCTTGATCGCCTGGCGTACTGCCGTGATGTCGGCCATTTCGAGCGGCATCGCATAGCGCAGCTTCCGAGCCAGCAGCCGCAGCGGATCCAGCGGCATCGGCCTGTGCTGGCGCATCGAGTGCGTATGGAAGGCGTCGATGATCCCTTCCAGCGCCGGCGCAGTCTCGTAGTAGTGGCCATCGTTCAGGTCGCGGAAGATCGGCGTACCGTCGCGGGTGGCCGTCACTTCGCCGTCGCGCTCGATTGCGTCCAGCATGGATTCGAGCGGATTGAAAACCGCCGCGACCCTCCACGGTTCTGAACGCAGCTTGACGCCGCCCGAGTTCCACTTGGGGCGGTACGGCTTGCGGGGCTTCTGGCTTCGGCTCACAGGAGCACTCCGTCCTGCTCGACCACCGCATTTGCCAGGGCACTCTCCAGCAGGTAGCCATATGCTTTAAGCTGGCGTGCCAGCTCCCACCGCTCAGCCGGACTGTGGGTCAGCCACATGCAACAGTCCACGGCGCTTTCATAGGTCTCGTATTGCGTGCTGCAAGATGGGCAACAGGCGCGCGCGATGCTCGCGAGATCATCGTTCCCCTCATCCTCGGCGCAGCAGTCAGCTGCGTCCTCCTGCCAGTCGTTCATCTCCAGGCATACCGGACACCGCCACATGACCACCTCTTCCGGCTTCGGCTTTCGCTCGTCCTTCAGCTCTTGGGCCGGTTCCGCGTTGATCGGCCGGGGAAGGCGAATGGCTAGCATCACAATCTCCATCGAATAAAAAGGCGGTCGCGCCAGCCGGGGTGACACGGCGCGCCGCAGAAGGGTTATGCGCCCGTGATCTCGTCGCGGCGCGCGTGGTAGATGTCGAGCAGCGGCGCGGCCACGTCTTGCGGCAGGTCACGCAGTTCGTCGGCCATCAGGTCGATGGTCTCCACGTCCTTGCAGGCGCGCAGCTTCTCCGCGAAGCCGTTCGCGTCGAAGTCGATCGGCACGCCGCCAGGCTGGTTGTCGATCTGGGCAGGGGGCTCATCGTCGCCCTCGGCATAGTCGGAGGCCTGCGTGATGTAGTCGCCTTCGAGCACGTTGTCCAGCGCCTGACTTTCGCCGCGTGCGTGCAGGCCGTCGAGTGCCGACGCGTTGGCGAGCTCGATGCTGACGGGCAGATACTTGAACAGCCGGCGCAGGACCGTCTTGCGGCCCATTTCCTCGTAGTGCTGGCCCCACACCGTCTTTTCCTTGTCGCGCGCGAACTTGTAGTTCTGGCTGGCGTCACGGATCTCGTTCACCTGCTCGGCACTCATGACCTCGAACGCGTGGCCGCCGCCGACCAGCTTTGCCACCGCATAGAACGCGACAACCCGGCCACGGCCCGACATGGCCGGCTTATGTTCCAGCTTCTCGTCCAGCCCGTAGGCGTACTCGAAGTGGTCGCCTTCGCGCACGGCATGTGCCGCGATGCTGACGACCTGGCCAGAGCGCCGCGCGAGGTCGATCAGGCCCTTGTAGCCGATCACGATCTGCGTCTCGACCTTGTCGGTCACCCACCTGCCGTTCTGTTGCTTCTTCTTCTCGAACGGAATCAGATACGCGTGGCCCAGCGGTGTGTTCGGCTCCAGGCCCAACTGCGAACATTGCACGACGGCGCCCATCAGGGACTCGACAGTGCATTCCATCAGCTTCGGGGTGGTGCGCAGGGCGCCGAGCGCGATCTTGAGCATGCGGTCGGGGCTGACGTGCTTGGGCAGCACCGCTGCGAGCGTCGATTTCTGCGACTCGAAGAAGGTCTTCACGCTGCCGATGCCGGCCTGCGCGGCCACCATCTTGGAGGTCTTCTTCAGTTCTGCGAGGTTGGTTTGTGCCACGGTCATTCCTCGTTGCGGTTGGTGGTTGCCCAGGCGGGCAGGCTTATGATTTCGATCTGGTCGCTGTACCCGGGCCACTGGTTGATGCGCATGCAGTCGGCGTAGCAGGCAAGGTCGAGGCGGTATGCCGAGCGGCCGGCGTCCTTGGCGGGGTCGTCCAGCATCAGCGCGCAGGCTGCGAACGGGTATTCCGTCTCGACCGCCACGAAGATGAAGCCCAGCACCGGCCGGCCGCTCGCCGCGGCATAGCCGTCGCTGTAGAAGGCGTCCTGCACGTGGTAGCGCTTGCGCGCGACCTGGCGGCGGAACTCGGCCGGGCTGGCGTCGGAGTAGGTCTTGAGGTCCAGCAGGATCACGCCGGCGTCGCCGCAGTCGTGCACCCAGTCCGGCCGGCAGCGGCATTGCACGCCGGTTGCCGCGTCGATCCAGAAGGCCGACACCTCGGCAGCACCATGCGCCAGCGCATCGCGGATCTCTGGCAGCGCCCGCACCGATTCGGCCTGGCGCATGGCCACCTCGTACTGCTCCGGCTTGATGCCGACAACGCCCGCGGGCAGCGCGGCCTCGAATTCCTTCCACGCCTTGACCGCCTTCGTGCTCACGTCCGGGCCGACGGCATAGCGCTTGCCGAACTCGCCCGGTTCCAGCACCGCGCAGTGCGCGAGCTGGCCCTCGAGCTGGCCGGCCTTCTCGCGCTGCGCCGGCCGGTTCGGGTCGATGTGCCGTGCGTAGGCGATGGCCGGCGACTGCGCGATGCTGTCCAGCACCGACTTCGAGGCGCCGGGCATGGCGTGGTAGTCGTCGATCGACAGGCCGTGCCGCACGCCTGTCCACAGCTCGGCGAGGGAGCGGGGCGCGTTCATTGCAGCCGAGCCCCCGTCAGCGGGTTGTAGACGCCGCGGGCAGGTGCATGCTCGCGCGCCATCACCCACTTCGCGCCCAGCGCGGCGCGCGCCTTCTGTGCCAGACCCTCGCGGCGAGCGGCGCGCTTCTCCGCATCAGGCAGGCCGGTTTCGATGTGCCGCAGGTCGGTGTTCTTCGGGATCACAGGTAGCTCCTTGCGATGTCGATGATGTTGGCCACCAGCAGCACGCCGATGGCGAGCCACGTTGCCGCGCGCAGCCGGCGCAGGTTCTTCGCCTGGCGCTGGCGCATGGCGTTGAAGTCGCGGATGTCGTGGATCACGACTTGGCCCTCCCGAGCTCGGCGGCCGCGCGGACGATGGCGCGGCGGGTGGCGGCGCAGTGGTCGCCTCCCTCTAGAAGCCATTCCTCGGCGGTGAACGCTGCCCCCGGCGTCGTCGCGGCGCACTTGCTAATGCGCGCGTACACGCCGACCTCGATGCCCAGCCTCACCGCCAGTCGGAACGCGTCGCCATCGTCATGGATCGGGTTCCAAACCATCTGACCGTTGATCCGCTTCTCTCCAGGGACAATCGGAGACGAGCCCGGCGTCCATACGAGGTAATCCATCCCCGCGGCCTTCGCGGCCAGCTCCAGCAGTTCGCGTTCGTTGTCCATCCCGTCCTCCTTCTCCACGTCGTTCAGCAGCCGCGCTAGGCCGGCGTCGGTCCATTGGGGCGTCATGGCGTGGTCCTCCGATCGAAGCTGCCGTAGAAGTCCGGGTCCGAAAGACCGTCGAACCAGAAGTGCAGCACCTGATCCGAAGCGTTCTCGCTGACGGCGCTCGCGGTGACTTGGATCTGGTTGCCGTGGTCGTCGGTGAGCACGCCACAGATGAGCTTGAAATCGGGGGTCATTGCTGCTGCTCCTTGGCGCGGGCGAGGACAAGGCGTGCGCGCTCCAGTTGCTGATCAAAGCTTGCCGTCGTTTGCCAGCTGGACCAGAACGTCGCATCGAGTGCCAGCACAAGGTCGTCCAGCGCGTGAAAGACATCAGCGGTCATGGCGACGTGCGCGGCCTGGCGCTCTGCGGCTTGCTCGTTCGTCATTGCAGCGTCTCCCCACGCATGAAGGAGACGAACTCGTCGTCGTCCATGTCCGTGCAGTCGATCCAGTCCGCCGCGCGCGTCGGCACTTCCAGCGGATGCACCCACGCCCCTTCGCCCCGGTCAGGGCTGACCATGAAGCGGGCTTCGGTCGTGGTCAGGGCGAGCGTCAGTTGATCCATGTCTTTCCCCTCGCGTTGTCGTTGTTCAGGCGGCTTGCCAGTGGACATTGCCGCGCCAGTCACTGACCGGACGTAGCGACCGCTCGTATGCCTCGCGGGCATCGCGCTCGAATCGCTCCCAGTGGGTGCCCTCGAGCGAATCGCGCAGGCTGATCGTCGTACCGGCGATGGCGACGTCGGCCACATAGATCCGAGCGCTCATGCCGTTGCCAACGACGTTGCCGTACACCTCGACGCGCAGGTCGCCGAAGAAGGACGAGCAGAGGTGTTCCAAGTCGTCCGCCACCTCGGGCTGGCCGGGGACTCGGATCGGGGCTTGGGTGAGGGTGGCTGGCATCGCTTGCTCCATCGGTGTAGTGCGTCGATGGAGGTATATTACCAAGACGGTAACAATAAGGAAACCAAAAGGGTAACAGTTTCGATTGATTGTTTTTACCGAAGCGGTAACATCAATAGGTGTTCCGCTGTACCCTCCGAAGCAGGAGGTAGGGAAGGGCCGTACTAGGAAGGGAAGTTATGGGGAGGCGCCAGGGGCAAGTGTGCGCTGGGCACATTCGGCGCACGTGATAGGCAGAGAGACCTACCGGGATAGGGCAAGCGATAGGCGTAAAAAAGCCCGCCGGAGGGGCGGGCTTGTTGGGGGCGTCGGAAAATCAGTAGAAGTATTCTTTTCTGGTCTTTTGTGAAGGTGTGCCGTCGGACACAATAGCAAAGAGCGCAAAGAGCCCCGCGGTGGCTAAAGTAAGCTTCGACGACTGCAACAGTCCCTGCAGCAAGCTGGACGAGACCGGGGAAAGAACCATCACGAGCAAAGGGAACAACGATGCGCCGTTGGCGAATTCGAGCGCGAAAATCTTACCAACGCCACCTTGGCCAGCTCTGATGATGGTCTTGATTGCGCCGTACACAGCACCCAGAGTCAACGAGCCAATATCGACCCAATTCCCGTCGATGGGAATGTCAGGGAGGGTCATGACCCGTTAGACCAGCTGGAATACCTTGATGGCGCTGATGATTGCACCGGCGGACGCGCCCACCACGCGCGGGTCGAACGAAAGATCGAACGTGCCAAAGAGAACGCCGGCCAGAACAGAGCCGATGAGTGCGCATCCCGCCACGATCCGAAGCTTCGGAAGAGTGCTTTGCTTGTTCGCCATGCGGCGCTCCTCGTTGTTCTTCTTTTTTGATTACGAGGTAATTTTAGCATTGCTATTCACATGCGTGCATGGATAGTTTCGGTTCTGACACTTAGGGATGAAGCCTTATCGCTTGCCAGCGCACACGAACTCGAGGGCCGCCTCTCCCAATGAGCCGGGCACAACATCGCGAAGCGCCTGAGTAGCTTTTGGATCTGACATCGAAGCGAGCACATCGCCGGCCCCATTCTGGCCTTCGTAAACCGCCTCACTGCCCACGGCGGAGCGCCGTTCTGCGCAATCGAAGTATGTGAGCATTAGTGACGATCCATACGGTTTGAACTTCGTGGTCACATCGCCTTGCCGCGGCTTTTCATAGCTGTATCTGACCCAAGCCTTACGAAGCCCACTTGACTTTCTAATGCTGGTTGAATCGACGTCTACTGTGGTCCCGGTACCGCTGTCTCCCACCGATACCCACAATGCAGCTGCCGCAGGTAGGGGTGCGATGACGCACCCAATAAAGAGCCCAGTAGCTACCGCAAGAGGTCGTACCCGCATAACTTCTCCCGTTCGTTGTTCTTCTTCCGGCTGAGCCGGTTCTCATTCTGTGGTGCCGGTGCGCTCGTGCCCCGCGGTGCGACGACCGCCGGTGGAGTGTTTGACGTCCTTTGCCGCTGCGGCATGCGCCGATTCACTGCCGACGTCCATGGTCCGCGCAACATGCTCCTGCAGCCAGAGTAGGGCGCGCGACAGCTCGACATCATCAAGCCGGTCAAGAATCGACTTAGCCTCAGTCAACTGGAAGTCCCTCAAGGAGGTCGGCGTAGTGGCGGTGTGTTCCACGTCGAGCCAGCCGGTAGGCCGACCGCATACTTCCTCAATGCGCCTTGCGATCTTGGGGCCGATGTTACGTCGAGGGTTGATCCCAATAAGCTGCCCCAGCTGGGAGTCTGACATCTCCAGCCTCTTCGCCAGCGCGGCGGTCGACCCCAGCTCAGCTGCCAGCAGCCTCGCATTGTCGCGCCGAATCTCGGCGTTCGTCTTCATGTCACCCCGGTCCATCGCGGTCATGGTGCCGGGGCTAGTCAGGCTGCCAAGCCGACGCCTTCACGATGGCCGCCACATAGCTCAGTTCTTCGATCTCATCCACCGGGATCTTGATGGTCTTGTGGCTCTGGTTGACCGACAGCAAGTGCGTATAGCCGTCGCGGCTGTAGCCCAGGATCTTGATCATGACCCGCCCGTCTTTGGAACGGACAAGGACCTCATCGCCGCTGGAGACGCTGTTGTTCGGTTCAATGACGACGAATTCACCATCCTTGATCCGCGGCTCCATGGAGTCTCCGACACACCGCAGACCATAGGCGTCCGGGTCTGTGCTGAAGAAGTGCAGGTACCCGTCTCCGTGGCCGACGGGGTATTCCAGGTCGCAGAAGTGGCCGTTGTCTCCGAGCTTTGCCATAGCCCTTACTGGGATTCTCCTGTAGGAGGATTGCGGGATCGGAATGGGATTCCAATCTTCGCTGTATGCGATAGTGGGGGAGGGCTGCCCCTTCCCGGTGAGCAACCAGACCGCGTTGACCTGGTACCGCTCCTGAATGGAGGTCGCCTGTGCCAGGCTGGGCTTGCGCGTGCCGGCCAGCCATTCGGTGATGTCTGACTCGGGTGCCGCAAGCACATCGGCCAGCTCTGCCTGCGGAATCTCGATCCGCTCGAGCATGAATCGTACACGCTTGGCCAGCGCTTCTGCCTCGCCCGAGGATACAGACGGCGAGGCGTCCGAGTCCATCCAGAACTTCGGATAGTCGAACGTCTCTTCGATCTTCCGGGCCGTCTTGTCGCCAATGTCCTTGGCTCCGCTCAGGTAGCGGTTGACGAGCGAGGGCGTGGAATAGCCGAGAGCATCCGCCGCGCGAGACTGGTTGCCTTCGCACTTCTCGTTGATGGCGATCGCCAGCTTCTCCCGGCGGATTTCCTTGATTGACTTCATGCGCGTGATTGAACCCGTTTTTACCTATCAGGTAAATAAACCGAATAGGTAACAGTCTTGCTTGCGCTATGACCAAAACGGTCATAGAATCGTTGGCATGGACACGACCACTTGCGCCCAGGACTTCAAGTCCTTCTACCGTTCGCTCCCGCCAGAGCGCCGGGAGGCGTTCGCACAGGCGGCGAACACCACGACCGTCTACATCGAGACCCACTTGGTCTACGCCAGGAAGGTCCCGCGGAAGGCCAGCATGGACGCGCTGTGGGGCGCATGCCGGCAGTTTGGAGCCGCCTTCAGCCGCGAAGAGCTGTTGGCTTTCTTCTACACAGCCGGGGCCGGCGTCGAGGCATAAGCAACTCCGTGTCATCCATCAAAAAAGCGGCGCCGCTGCTTGAGTTCGACTATGGAGCCTTCCCGTTCCCGACCGCCATGGAATACCTGATTGTTTTCGCCGCCCTATCTCTTGCCTATCTGCTCGCCTGCATCCATGCAGGAGGCGGATCGACTGGTGTGAGCTTTGGCAACACGAAGCATCTACCTCGCCCTGATCTAGCGAAGGAGAAAAGATGAAAAGACTGTATGCCCGTTTGATGCTCTGGATTATTCGCCCAGCGCTGAGCCTGCATGTCCTCACCTCAGTGGAAAGCGCAGCGCCTTCCGCTAAAGACGTGGAAACGTTCAAGAGATTAGGTCTTTGAGCGCGTGGCGATGCTTGTACAGGCTTTCCTTCCAGTCGTCGGTTCGACCGATTGTCGAGAAGGCTGCGGCGATGGAGTCCAGATTCCGGTCGAACTCGGTGAAAAACCGTTCCCGTGTCTCCTGCGTCTGGACTTTCGCCAGTGCGATGAAGGCCGCCTCCAACGCGCGAAGGTGGGCGTCCAATTTCTCCAAAGTCATCGTTTCCATGCGTTCCCCTGGTTTGGGTAGTTGAGAAAGTGAGAGAGCTCGATTTTTCCATATCCATGGGGAATGCACCCCTTTACCTGATTGTTGAGGTACTCGATGTCTCGCCGTGCTGAGTTCCGTAACGAAGTCAAGACGCGTCTTCGTGACCGCGCCTACGAAGCCCTCCAGGTCTACAAGGAGGTTCACGGGATCGATTCGGATTCCGCGGCTCTCGCCCGCATCGCCGAGCAGCATTTGTTCGGCGCTGTCGGAACTTTGCCCGTCGCGATCAGCGGCGTCAGTGACGGTTTGGGCCATTCCGGCCCGCTGGTGGTGGCATGAGCCAGGTCAAGACGGAAGTGGTCGCGCTGATTCCGCCGGACGAGGCGAGGGACTTGGTGATGAAAGCCGCTGCGATGGGATGCAACACGCCCGATTTGCTCGGGATGCTGATCCTGGAAGCCGCCTATGGGTCGTTGCACCCCGAGGTCATCGCCTTCCATAAGCGGGCCAAGCAGGGACAAGTTGGGACGCAGGAGTAGGGCAGATGAAGCCGAACGAGCCAATCCGATTTGACGCAGCTCAGAAGAGCTTTGCGGATGCCCATCGCATCGCAAGGAAGATGGCTGCCGACGGCACCACCAAGCGCCGTGTCCATTCGTGGGCCGAGGCAATGAAGGCTGCGTTGCAGGCAGGCAGGGCAAAGTAAATGGCTCGCATCAGAACCATCAAGCCGGAGTTTCCGCAGTCGGAAAGCATGGGTAACGTGTCTCGCGACGCGCGCCTCTGCTTCATCCAGATGTGGACCCTTGCGGACGACGAAGGGAGGCTTCGCGGAAATTCGCGAATGCTCGCGAGCCTTCTTTTCCCCTATGACGACGATGCAAAAGACCTCATCGACGACTGGCTCGCCGAACTCGAGCAAGAGGGCTGCATCGTGCGTTATGTGGTCGACGGCGCCACCTACATCGAAATCCGTAACTGGTTGATTCATCAGAAGATTGACAAGCCGAGCAAGTCGAAATTGCCATCTTTCGATGAATCCTCGCGAATCCTCGCGAATCCTCGCGAACGTTCGTCGGAGGATCAAGGACCAAAGGACCAAAGAAAGGAAGAAATACCCCCCAACCCCCCATCGCCTGTCGGCGACGAGGGGGCTGAAAGCTCGGCTTCGCAAAAACCTGTCCGTGCTCGCAAGTCCCGGACTTCATTCGCGACCTTCCTCGCTGACTGCAAGGCCAAGGGCGTGAAGCCCGTGACGAGCTATCGGCCGCTCATGGACTACGTCGACAAGGTCCGGCTTCCGCACGAATTCCTCGAACTCGCCTGGGACGTCTTTCGCCGCGAGCACAGCGATGGCGGCGCCAACGAACGGCGTTTGCAGGCCGATTGGCAGCGGCATTTCTGCAACTACGTGACCAAGGGCTACTACCGCCTGTGGGTCTGCAAGCCTGACGGGTCGTTCGAGCTGACGACGGTAGGGCAGCAGTCCCGGAAGTTCCTGGAGGCGGCATGAGCGCGCGCGACGACTTCACGGTGCCGCACAGCGTCGAGGCCGAGCAGGCCGTGCTGGGTGGCCTGCTGCTGGACAACGACGCGATCGACCGCGTTGGCGATCTGCAGGTCGATCACTTCTACCGCGGCGATCACCGGGCGATCTACGCACAGATTCGCGAGCTCCTGGCGACCGGTACCGGCGCTGACACGATCACGGTCTACGAGCGCCTGGCGGCCAAAGGCCAAGCCGAGGATTGCGGTGGTCTGGGTTACCTGAACGAGCTGACGCTGACGACGCCTAGCGCCGCCAACATCGGCCGCTATGCCGCTGTGGTGCGCGACCGCGCCGTCAAGCGCTCCCTGCTGGCGCTTGCCAACGAAGTCCCGGCGATGGTGGTCGGAGACGCTGAGGCTCGGATCGTCGTCGATCGAGTGCAGGCCAAGCTCGAGCAGCTGTCGCGGGAGCGCGTCAAGACGGAGCCCATCCGCGCATCGGAAGGGATGGCCGACTTCTGCGACCTGCTGACGGCTCAACTCGAAGGCAAGGTTCAGCCGCTGTCGACGGGCTTCCGCGATCTGGACGAAAAGCTGGGAGGCGGTTTCCGGCCCGGTGAGCTCGTGATCGTTGCCGGGCGCCCCGCCATGGGCAAGACGGCGTTCGCCTTGAATATCGCCGCCAACGTGGCGCGCCAGAGCGGCTCGCTTGTGCTCTCGATGGAAATGCCGCTTGCCCAACTGCACCAGCGCAACACGGCGATGCTGGGCCGCATTCCGATGGCTCGCCTGCGTCAGCCCGACCTCATGACGAACGAGGACTGGAACAACGTCACGGCAGCCGCTGCGCGCATCGCCGACCTGAGCCTGTTCCTGGACGACCAACCGGCTCTCACGCTGCTGGAGGTCCGCGCGAAGGCGAGGGCGGTCAAGCGCAAGCATGGCCTGGCGCTCCTGATCGTCGACTACCTCGGCCTCATGACCGGCGGTCCGAGCGAGAACCGCAACCAAGAGGTAGGCAGCTACTCGCGTGGCCTCAAGGCGCTCGCCAAGGAACTGGACATCACCGTCCTGGCACTGGCCCAGCTCAACCGGGATCTGGAGCGCCGTGCGGACAAGCGCCCCACGATGGCCGATCTGCGGGACTCGGGCGAAATCGAACAGGACGCCGACATCATCTGCTTCCTGTACCGAGATGAGGTCTACGACCCGGATTCGATGGCAAAGGGCGTCTGCGAGGTGCTGATCGAGAAGCAGCGCCAGGGCGAAACCGGGATGGTGCCGCTGGCTTACCGCGGCGAGTTCGTGCTGTTCAGCGACCTGGCCTATGGCTTCCGCATGCCGGAGCCCAAGCGCCAGGGCCGCAAATTCAGGGACGACATGTGATGGATCGGAAGACCTTCGAGGAAATCATGACGTGCTGCGACCCGGAGCCTGTCGCCACTACGCGCGCGGGAGACCCGCACACATCGCGCGCGCGGATTCTGGCGATCGACCCCGGTACCGAGGAGTCGGGGTGGTGCGTGCTCGCCGATGGCCGCGTCACGCTCTCGGGCGTCATGAAGAACCGGGAAGTGCTGCGCATGCTGGAGAGCACCGCAGGCTATGACCCACTCAACCACACGCTAGCCATCGAAATGATCGCCAGCTACGGGATGGCAGTAGGGCGCGAGGTGTTCGAGACCTGCCGCTGGATTGGACGCTTCCAGCAGGCATGGCACAAGCCCGAGGCCGTGCGCTTCGTCTACCGAAAGGACGTGAAGCTGCACCTGTGCGGCTCGCCCAGGGCTAAGGACGCAAACATTCGGCAGGCGCTGATCGACCTGCTAGGGCCGCAAGGCACGAAGAAGAATCCGGGGCCGACATACGGCGTGAAGTCGCACGCATGGGCAGCCCTGGCGGTGGCAGTAACGGCAGCAGACAACATCAACAAGGCATAGGGAGAACTGACATGGACAAGGAAGCGGTGGGGATGGAGCGGCGCGCATTCGTTAGCGAGGAGATGATGGCCGCTGGCGCACGCTCTTTGATCGACGGGCAGCAAAATCGGCCCGGATCGTCGTGGGCCGACGAAGCACGATGGTGCTACGAGGCGATGCACGCCCTCGCGCAGCAGCCGTCGGCGACCGAGAGCACCTCTGGAAAACGGCTTCTACAGATAGCGCGCGAAATTCTCCTTCGAGGCGGGAAAGTGGCCGGCTTGTCGGATGAGGAAGCTGCGCACCTGCTCGCCCGCTCGGACCTAGCGCAGCAGCCGGCAGCGCAGGCGGCGGGGCTGACGGACGACGAAATCGAGCGCCTGATTTCGCGCTTCATCGGGAACG